TTAGCGCGTGGGTCAAAGCGTGGAGCGCTCATTGAGAATAAATCGTCAACATTCGGGTCTTTTCTTACTGATGTATATTCAACATCGAGGTATGTGTCAATTGGAGTTGCGGTAACGTAGTTTGTACCATCGTATGAGATACCAACCTTTTTAATCTTGAGAAGTTTCTCTGTAGAAGCGAACACATAGTCACGGTCTGTTGTTCCCGGATATGTACCTGATGGGTATGTAGTCCATGAGGCATCGTCAAAGTCCCAACCAGATTGAGCTTTAATAGCGATTGAAGCACCTATTTTAGCCCACTTGTTCGACCACCGTGTGAACTGTTGAAGAAGTACAGTATTTGAGGTAATACCCGTAGCTCCTAATCCACAAATGTCTTCACATTCTTGGAGCAGACCTTGACGTAGCGATGTGTCTGAATAAATCATAGTGTTTTTCTAGTTTCCTAGTCACAAAGGGTGTAAACCCTCTGAGTTAAGAAGCTATGCTGTTCGTGTGAACACGTAAGCTGTTGGACTTGAGAACATGATTGTGTATCGTGCCAAACCTGTTACACCAGAAGCTACGGTCAAGTCTCCAAAAGAGCCTGCTGTATCAGCTGCTGCTGTTGAGAGAATACCGTTTGTTGCCACTGCGATTGTTACAGTATTTGCACCACCAGTGTTGTCAATGAATAAGTTATGTACTGTTCCTCTTACAGCTTGCAATGCTGTTCCCAAAAGTGTTCCTGTTGGGAGTGTGATTGTAGTTGCTGCTGCGGAAGTACAAACGATATATCCAGTCGCTACCTCTGCTGCGGTTGCAGTTGCTGTAGCGGGAATAGAGGCAACTGTCTGGTGTGTGATGATTGGCGTTTCAAGTCTCGCCTTTTCGAGAACTGTGCCTGTAGAGTTAGATACTGCCATTTTATAATTCGTTTAGCTAATAATTAGATTACTGACTTGTTGATCTTTAACTTAGGTGCATCTTCACCTAATTCGATTGGATCTGGAGAGTTTTTAAGGTCTTTCAATTTAGACAAGAAACCTTTAACAACTTTACCTTCTACAACCTGATCTTTTTTCTTTGCCTCAAACTTAGCGGGGTTCTTGTAAGCGTAGCCATTAAGAATCTTGGCGTACTCTATTTGAGCCTTACTTGCGTCTGCTGGCAATTTAACAACCAAAGGCAATTCAGTTGGGCGTAAATCTAACGGACTGCCCACCTCAATACCTTGATTATCGTCTAAAACTATTTCGTCTTTGATTGTGTCTTTCATATTTTTTTATCTTATGAGGCTAATTGGATTGGCATCGGCGGGGATACCAACCCAGTTTAGCCCCACAAGATGTGAGGCTAATAAACTAGGCGAGTGTGATGTCGATAGTAAGAGCTTTCTTCTGATTCCAAAGTTTGAAACCAACAAGACCGAATACTACAACTTCTTTACCCGTCTTTCCTGATACTGACTTCTCTTCGTAGTTAATTCCACGAGGTGAAGCGTATGTTGATGACTTGTTAACACCAAATACTCGATGTCCTGCATTTGTAACTGTAGTTGTACCAATTGTCGCGTCTGCGAATGTACCAGTTCGAACTACATATACATCTGTTCCCATCCAACTTGTTACTTTACCGTTCTTGAGAACTGAATCTGCCATTGAGAAGCCGTTTGTTGCTCCTGCAACCATAAAGCCTACGAGGTCAGTGTTTTCAATAACGAGGAATGTACCAAACTGTGTGTCATAGCCTGCAACCTTTGAAGAAAGGTTAGCCATGATAGTGTTGATGTTTGCCGCTGTTGTGAAACCTCCTGCTGGAGTTGTGTATGTTCCTGTTCCGTCTTCACAAAGGTTGTTGAGTACAAAGTAGTCAACACCGTATGCAACTGCATACATCATGTTATCAAGTCGTGATGTTGCGATATCAAATACAGCAAAGAAATCTTCGTGTGCAAAGATGTGCTCTGCATAGATAACTTCGTCTGTAACTGTAAGTGCATCGTCTGTTACTGTCCAAGCTGTTACAGAGTATGTTCCTGCTACTGCTTGAATAGTTGCTGTTGGCTGTGAGCCGTAAGGATTCTGGATTCGTTTTACATCTGAACGGTTTACGTCACAGATTTTTTCTGCGACTAGGGCATTACGGAGAACGAAGTCATACTGTGATTTTAAGTAAGCATCGCGGTTTCCGTAGGTTGATTGTGTGTTAAAGATAAATTTTCCTGTGTCTACGTACCCCAATGGCTGTTAGTTAATTGATAGCCATTAGGTTGTAAAGGAACAGTGTTAGGGTTTTATATCCCCGCCGTCTACCGTTTGCCTCCACGCTTTGCCCAAAATAGTTGTTCTGCTTCTGGACTTCCGGGCTTTGGGACTTCTCCCTTTGAAAGATTTGCGATAAGCGTATCGTCTGATACTTTGCTTACACTTCGTCTTGCATTGCCCGTGTTAGAAACTTCTGCTGTTTTTCTGAACTCTGACTTCTCGGCTAGGATAGCTTTTGTCGCACCAAGTTTTAGAGTTTCAGCAAGTGATAGCTTTTTGAATTTCGCTAGATCAAGGACTTCTTCTATATCGTCCTCATGTATCTGGTAAATTCTAGCTAAAGTTGCGTTATCTAATTCTGGTGTAACGTTGAAAGAGTTTGTTTTTGGCTTTGGATGCTTTTGCGCTTCATCAAATTTGATAGCTTTTTCCTGCATCGCCTTAAACTTTTCTTTCGTGATGACGATGGTGTCTTCTGATTGGGACTCCCCGTTATCTTTTGTAGTTTCTTCCTGTTCGACAGTTTCCTGTCCTACTTGAACATCTTCTTCTTGGTTATCCATGATGAGATAATGTCACATTTGGTGAGTTTGACTTCTCTAGTTAAATGGCATGGTGACCATCGCTTATCTAATTATAATTTATAACACCTACCATTGCAAATTATTTTGTTGAATCCGCTTGCAATCTTTTCACCGCTTGTTCTGGTGTTTCATCTTTCACCCCTGCAATTACTTTAACCGCGTGGAGTGCTGATTCAATAGACTTCATGTAGAGGTTTCTTGCAATCAAGTTTACTCCTAGTGGATCAGCTTCAATGTCGATTAAAACATTGATACTTACTCGCTCACCTTCTGGATTTGCAAGTAAATTAAATCCTTTAACAAACATTGATAATACAAGCTCTTTTGACATGATTGCTTGGTACACAGTGTCTCTGGTTGCTCCAAAAACCTGTGATTCTGCGCCAAGCCAAAAGTCTGATAGTTGACCAATTGGTGTTTCAAAGTTGTTTACACCGTACACTTTACGTCTTAGAACCTCAACTATTTCTGGGTTAGAGAATGTTGTTGTGATTGTTTTCTTTTCACCTGCCGTCAATTTACCTCCAAAGAATAGTTTTCTTACCATTACAAGCAATTCGTCATTCTCTGCGAATGTTGACTTGATAAGAGCAATATCTTTATCTGAATACATTAGTTTTTCCGCCATAATTTATGTTTTATTTTTGTAAGTTTCCCGCCATAACATCGACTTGCCCGCCCGGAGGAGCTGTTACTGGCTGTTCTGGTGCTGGCATAGATGATAGTTCAACTGGTGAAAGGAAACCTGATCTAGTGAGTGCTTTGTTTACAAGATACTGTGCTTGTTTGTTTTGTGAGTATGTAGGGTTTGTGACAATTGTAAGAGCTTTGTCTATTGTTGCGAGCATTGCTTGCGTGTCAGAAGATTCTCCTGTGATTTCGACTTCTACATCGTCTAAGTCAAGGTTTTCAAACTCTTTTTTCCATGAAACCTCAGAAGGCTTGAAGAAGCGTTGATTTCCTTGTTCGTTTAGACTTTCTTTTATCTTTGATTCTATTGCTGCTACATCTGGTTCTTGTGCAACTTGACCATTAAGTATTTGCTCTTTAATTATTCTGTTCTTTTCTGCAATTGTTTGGTTCTTAATGAATCGAGCCTCAATTTCTTTAATACCGTGCATGTCTAGCGTAGCCATTATTTCCTTGTTGTTGTTCATTTTCTTTTTAAGGAAAGGAAGGATGTAGCGTCTAAGCATTTGCTCAATATGTAGTCCTTTATTCTCGGTCATTATCTCAAAGAGTGAGTATGATTCTTGAAGTAAAGCCTCTGTTTGTCTCCACGCTGTACCTGATTTTGGTGCAATACCAAGCATTGCTTCACTGATTCCATTCAATTCACTTCCTAGTGATTTCCACTCTTGACCAAAGTTTGAAAGAGCTGTTACATCGTGTGAGTTATTCTGCAACTGTGTGAGAGGTTGATTTTGTGAATAAATCATTATGTCACCTGTTTCAACTGCTGAAAGAACGTTTTGCCCAATAAAGTTAGCATCTGATGTCTGAAAGATGAGCTTAGAAGCTAGGTCAAGTTGGTCTTTAATAGCTTTCTTTGTGTGGTTTACCATCCACTGAGCTTGGAATAGGTTTTTTACTGAGCCATTAAGAGAAATAGAGCCGTCTTCTGAAGGAAGAAGGTAAGTGAGCATGTAAGGGTCTTTCTCCTCTCGTCCTTTGTAAAGAGTGTAGCAGTCTTCTGCTTTTCCACGTGTTTTACCTACAAAAGATATAACGTGCATTTGTTGTACAGGCTCAGTGTCTTTTTCTTTATCAGTTAGGTTAGATAATGGTAGTCGTCCGTGTACTTCATACAACTTGTAATAGTTGTTTTTGTTGTCCATCGTCTGCTTGTTCGTGAGTTCACGTGCTTTCTTAGCCCCTACAAGGTCTGCTACAGCTTCGGTTCCGTATCTATCGTATAGTTGTGTCTCAGTAAGTTCTAAAATCTCAATTTTAGGGTTACTTTCAAAGTTTACTTGGTCAACAATAAGTTTAGCCCACGGTGTTACTTCACAGATAAGTTTTCCGTCCTTTTCTACGAACTTTACAACACTTGAGTTGAAACCTGCTAGAGAAACACCCCAGTTATTAAGAAATGCTCCAAAGTTTTCCTTTCGCATCCAGTTCTGAAGGTGTAAGTACAAGAAAAACACAGGCAAAGTCATCCCTTCGCTTGTCGCTTTAAGTACTATATTCTTTCGGTCTATGTCTGTTGCTCTAAACCAGATATTTCTTGAAGCCAAAACGATATTAAAGAAAGGTTTTTCACGTCCTAGTGAGTCAAATTGACCTGAAATATGCTTACTTTCTAGGTATGCGTAGATATTATTTATATCCTCGTACAAGTCAGTACGTACATACTTCGACATTAAAGTACCGCCTCCACTCGTAAAGTCTCGCTCTAGCTTCTGTACTAATTGACCAATGGTGTCTTCGGTCTGATCCATATTATGAAGTTGGTGACCAAATGATTGTGTAGTCAAGAGTTCCGCCTACTGTGAAATAAAGTCCTGTGTAAAAAGCTACTGGTTCAGGAAACTTATACATCCCTGAACCTGCGGGGAAAGTGAATGTATTTGTTATTACTGTACCTGCTGCTGATGTATTATCCCAAAGTTTCATTGTTCCTGAAGTGTGTGAGTTGACAATAACACCTGCGACTATTCCTCCTCCTGTTCTAATGAGAGCTGATGCTGAACCGTTTGTGTATTTAAAGCTATCCATATTTTTACCCCGCCGATG